CCAGAGCCGAGTCAGGCCATCAGCGCCGACATCGCCAGCCTCAACCAGCAGTTGGCCAAGACTGGCCGGGTGGATGTGAAGGCGGTGGTCCCCCAGGTCGCCGCGGCCAAGGCTGCCCCAACCGAAGCAATGAGTCTGAGCAAGCAGCTGGCCCAAGCCCAGCTGGAACAGCCTGAGCTCAAACCATTCGCCCCCGAGGTCATCCCTACCGAAGCGAAGACCCTTAGCAAGCAGGTCGCGCAGAGTCGGCTGGGTCAGCCCGAAATCAAGACCGTGGCCCCCCAGATCGGCGCGGGCAAGGCCCTTGCAACCGACACGGCACCAGGTATCACCCTGGACAACCGATCGCCAGTCGCCGCGCCGGCACCGAGCGTGAGCGACAGCCACGATATCATCAACATCAACATCCACCCCGCCCCGGGCATGGACGCACAAGCCATCGCCCGCGCTGTAAGCGCCGAGCTCGACCGTCGCGACCGGGAGAAATCCGCTCGCCAGCGCAGCCGCCTTTCTGACCAGGAGTAACCGTCATGATGCTCGCCCTGGGCATGTTCGTTTTCAGCATGCACACCCTTGCTTACCAGGAACTGCAACGCCAGACCGATTGGCGGTTTGCGAGCAGTAACCGTGTCGGTGCGCCGCCCGCACGGCAGTTCGTCGGCCGAGGCGATGACAAAATCACTCTCCCCGGGGTCATCCTGCCCGAGCTGGCCGGCGACCCCATTAGCCTTGATGAGCTGCGGAGCATGGCCAACACCGGCCGCGCCTGGTCGTTGGTCGACGGCACCGGGCGCATGCTCGGGCTGTACATAATCGAAAGCCTGAGCGAGACGCAAACCCTGTTCTTTGCCGACGGCAAAGCACGGCGAATTGAGTTCAACCTGGCTCTGACAAGAATCGACGCGGGCCGCATCGACCTGCTGGGAAGTGTGGCGAGCCGCACCACGAGTCTATTGAGGACCCTGCTGTGACTGATGAAGAACTGCGCGTCGTCGCGTACCTACAGGACGTTCAGGGCGAAATGCAGCGGGACAACAGCAACTCGATCCCGGCCTACCGCCTTACCGTTAACGGTAAGGACATCGCCCAGAGCATCAATCCCCGGCTGGACAGCCTCCAGCTCACCGACAACCGCGGCCTGGAAGCCGACCAACTGAGCCTGAGCCTCATTGATTACGACGGCCTGCTGGAGATTCCGCCCCGGGGCGCCGTCGTCCAGCTGTGGCTGGGCTGGAGCGACACCGGCCTGGTCTACAAAGGATCGTTCACTGTCGACGAGACTGAGCACAGCGGCACGCCGGACAAACTGAGCATCCGGGCGCGATCGGCGGATCTGCGCAACGGCTTGAAGACCAAGCGCGAGCGCAGCTGGAACAGCACAACCCTGGGCCAAGTGCTGAGCGATATTGCCAGCGCGAACGACCTCAAGACCAACATATCGGCCGCGGTTGCGGCACGTGCCGTGGCACACCTGGACCAGGCCAACGAGTCCGACGCAAACATGCTTACCCGCCTGGGCGAGATGCACGATGCCGTTATCACCGTGAAAGCCGGGTGTCTGGTGTGCATGGCGGCCGGCGGGGGCAAAACCGCCAAGGGCAGCGCCTTGCCTCACATTACGCTGACCAGGCGCGACGGCGATGGTCACCGCTTCCTGCAGGCCGATCGAGATAGCTACGACGGGGTGAAGGCCTACTACTACGATGTGGGCAGCACCAAAAAGCAGGAGGCGATCGCCGGCGGCGGCGACAAGCTCAAGGACCTGCGGCACACCTACAGCGATCGCGAGTCCGCGCTGCGTGCTGCTCGATCAGAGCTGAACCGCCTGCAGCGCGGCAGTGCAACGTTGAGCTACAACCTGGCGAAAGGCCGAGCAGACTTGATTCCAGAGCTGACCTACAGCCTGCGCGGGGTCAAAGGCGAGATCGATGCCATTGTCTGGTACGGCGGCAACGTGCAGCACAGCCTCACTGGCGACGGCGGCTTCACCACCAGCCTGGAGCTGGAGAGCAAGTTGCCTGAAGACTCCGTCGACGGCCTCTACGAGGAACCGAAGGCGGGCAACTACACGGGTGTGGTGGCGTTTTATCGGGACAAGGCAACCGGGAAGGAAACGTCGGTTGTTGCCGGCGATTCGACGAATCCGAAGCGCATCAAGCGCGTCTATGACACGAAGGAAGCGGCCCAGAAAACGGCCGATCGGGAATGGAAGAAGCTGCAAGCAGCCAGCGAAAAATGAAGACCCCGGCTCAGTGACCGGGGATTTCACCTAGGGACGATCCTTCATTTCGTACGCTTCAAGAATCATCGTTATGTGTCGGCGCTGTTCTTCGCTCCTACGAACGAACAGCCACACAACGCGGAACAGGTCCTTCAAAATCAAGCACTTGCGATCCAGCATAGAAACTCCATTTCAAGCGCTCGGCACCACCATGGCACCGTACTAAACGCTCGGGAGTTACCTATTTTCTGCATAGCGCCGCGTGCCACCAGCCCACTTGATGGCAAAGTGGCATTATTTTTCTGTAACAAACTTCTTGACGAACGCAGCACGCGACTGCTCGTTGTCGTGGGGCTGAATAAAGCTCTCACGCCAACTAGATGGGTTAGCAGCTATGTCGGACAGGCTAATGCCGTAGTACTGCTCGACCTGATCCCGCGTCACATCCAAGGTCTGCAACTTGCCTTCCCTCGGAATTGTGACCATGAGTCGTTCAAGCTTCGGTACATCACGGAAAACCCGAACCGAGTCGATCGCAAAAACCTTGTTCGCTTTATCGCCACTTTCGTAATAAGTGGGGCTGCGCTCCGGAACTTTGAGCGAAACCTTCCCAGTTGACCCCGTTTCGCTTACCGAGTCGATCGACGAAAAAGCCCGCTCGGCTTTATCGCTGAACTCACTAGCACAGGCATTCCCTAACGACAGCGCAACCAGCAGCGCACCAGCGCCGCGCACTACAGCACGTCCGAGACCATTCATTCCTTGGATTCCATATCGTTGCAGCCGCCGGACTGCGAACGCCTGAGAAGCAAGGGCCGGCGCCCGCCGATCCTGCTCAACTACTTGTTGAAGGTCGCCAGAGCCTCGCTGACCGAGTTGATGGTGTTGCGTGCCTCGGTAGACATGAGGCGGTACCGCTCAATCAACTGCGCCTCTTCGGCGGAGAGGCTGCCCGGCGCTTGCGGCTTGCGTTCACCGGTGACGACATAGAGAACGTCCACCCCTTTCTCGGCCACCGCTGCCAGGTAGCCCGCATCCGGGCTTCTTTCGCCCTTCTCGTAGTTGATCTGCGTGGTTTTCCCCACGCCACCCACCCCTGCCAGGTCCGTCTGACTAAAGCCGAGACGCGACCTTTCTTCCTTCAGCCGATCGCCGATGGCCATTTTTTTAAACCTTAGGCATTGACTGGTCCAATTTATTGAACCATCATCACCGCTACATGAACACGTTTGAACACAGATGAACACTATGCCCGCCCCCCTAACGCTGGATCAAGCACGCGAGAAGCTCGATCGAGCCGGCATCTCCATCGCCGAGTTCAGTCGCAAGCACAACCTCAATAAAAACCTGGTGAGTGACCTACTAAACGGTCGCAAGAAAGGCCGATTTGGTGAAGCCCACCGAGCTGCAGTACTGCTCGGTATCAAGATCGGCGAAATCGAAAAATAGCCACCCTGGCCCAAGGAAGAAACCAGAACATGAAGACCCCCGTTCTAGAAACCCTGCGCCAGGTTGTGAGCGTCGTTGTATGCGCTTACCCAGGCGGTCGCGAGTGCGCGGCAACGCGCCTCGGCCTCAGCCTCAAACAGTTCGACAACCGCGTATACGAGAACGCTGGCAGCCGTCCCCTGAGCTATGAGCAGATCCAACTGCTCGAGCACGACATCAACACCACCCACCTGCCTGAGTTCGTTGCTCGCCTGTACGGCGGCATGTTCGTGCCGCTGACCAAGACCGAGGACCTGGACAATGTTGAGCTGTACCAGCGTTCGTTGAAGAGTGATGCGAAGCTGGGGCTCATCGACCAGTTGCTCCATGCAGCGATCCAGGACGGCGAAATCGACTCGACCGAGGCGATGCGAATCATCCAGGCGCTCACCTGCTACATGGCGGCGCGTACGGCCGAAGTGGCAGCAACCATCCAGCTGTATAGCCCAGCCAACGTGAGGGGGCAGCAGTGAGCAGCGCCTACAAACTTGTTTGCCCGCACTGCAACGGAAAGATGCGTATTCGCACCAGTGAAGGCACCCACATTTTCCTGCGGATTGCCTACCTGCAATGCGTGAACGAGGCCTGCGGCTGGGCCGTACGCGCCGAGTTCGAAATGACCCATGAAATGAGCCCGAGCGGGATGCCGAACCCTACTGTTCGTCTACCTGTGGCGCCTGTAGCCCTTCGGCGCCAGGCCATGAAGTCCGCCGCTGCTGATGATCAACCCGACCTGCTGGACCAACTGGACATGGAGCAAGCCACCGCATGAACGCAATCGCCCTGACCACCAACCCAGAAACCGATTACCGCGCCGCCATGCAGCAAGCCGCCGTGGCCTTCCTGTTCCGCCAGGAAGGCCTGCACCTAGCAGGCGACAACCAGGTGCTGGAGAACTGCAGCCGCTACTTAGCGCAGTCGCTGGAAGTGCCTGGCCACCTGGTGCAGCGCATCGCTGAATTGGCCGTCGCTGAGTTCGAGAGCAAGACCACGGGGCGTTTGAAGCTCCTGGGTGTATGCCCGACCAGCGGGATCTTCAGGGCACAACTGATCCTGCTGGATACCACGACCCAGCAGCGGCACCTGGTGCCGGCGCGCTATCTGCCACGGCGTATGCGGCAGACCTGCAACACCTCGAAGTAACCCGAATAACCCCCTTCCCGATGCCCCGTTCTGCGTGGGTAAGGGGAAACTGCATTCAACTGGTGGCCGAAATGAGCAATATCACCATCCAATTCACTCTGGACGAGCAGCAGGCGAAGCAATACCTGCAGTGGCTTGCCGGCCAATACACCAACGCAATGGCGGAGGTCTGGTACTCCGATCGGTACCGCAATGTTCCGGACGGCCAGCGGGGCCGTAAGGTACTGCAGGACCTGCCACACCTCCGTGGCATCTGCCGCACGCACAAGGCGCTGGAAGCACAGCTGAAAGCCGCAGCGATGGGGCATGCGCAGTGATTCGACAGCCCATGGAACACCAGCTGCGCGCGGATGTGTTGCAGCGCCTGGAAAGCGACTTCGGCCTGCAGCACATGGCTGGCACCGACTACATGCGCAAGGGCACCTGCCCGCAGTGCAGCCAGAAACGGCTGTTCTCTCGGCACGACAACCCTTGGTTCATCCGGTGCGGCCGCGAGGAAAAGTGCCGTTACATGGCTCCCGTCAAAGAGATCTACCCGGATCTTTTCGACGACTGGAGTAAGCGTGCTCCAGCAACCGACAAAGAGCCCGCGGCAAGCGCGATCGCCTACCTGACCTTTGCACGCGGCTTCAACCTGGACCTCATCAAGGGCTGGTACACGCAGGAGAACTACTTTGACCGCGAACTGGCCATCGGCTCGGCCACAGTGCGCTTCCCGCTTGAACATGGCGGCTACTGGGAACGCCTGATCGACCAGCCGGCACGGTTCGGTAAGAAGAAGGCGCGCTTCCAGCCAGGCAAGAGCTACAAGGGCCACTGGTGGTGCCCACCTTGCGTCGACCTGCAGGAGGTGAAGGAACTGTGGATTGTCGAGGGCATCTTCGACGCCATCGCCCTGCTGCATAACGGCATCGCTGCCGTGGCTGCATTGTCCTCAAACGCTTACCCGGAAGAGTCACTCAAGGCCCTGATCGCCACCTGCGAGGGGAAGACGCCAAAGCTGATTTGGGCGCTCGACAACGAACCAGGTGCGCACAAGTACACCAAGGTTTGGGTCAAGCAGGCCAGGGCGCTGGGCTTCACCTGTGAAGCAGCCCAGATCCCACAGCCAGACGCCCGCAAGGTCGACTGGAACGATCTGCATCAGCGCTGGGCGTTCCTGGACGACGACGCCCGGGCCGACCGCATCAAGCACGACCTGGACGAGGCCAAGCACCACGGCGCGCTGCTGATCGCAGAGAGCGCGGTGGAAAAGGCACTGCTGCTGTACCAGTGGCGTGAGCGCGAGGAATTCCACTTCGGCTTCGACTCCCGCCTCTACTGGTGGCGCCTCGACATATCCAAGTTCAACAGCGCCATGCAGGCGCTGGATTCGAGCGAGAGCCAGGAAGACCAGCAGCTCAACGACAAAGGGCGCCGGGCCAAGGCTCTGCGCATGTCCGGCTGCGTGGTCGAGATCGCGAACTGCTACCCGAAGGCCCTGTACTACCAGCGGAACGAGATCACCGACGAGTCCTGGTACTTCTTCCGCGTCGACTTCCCGCACGACGGTGCGGCTGTGAAGAACACCTTCACCGGCAGCCAGGTGGCCACCGCAAGCGAATTCAAGAAAAGACTTCTCGGCATGGGTGCCGGAGCCGTGTTCACCGGCAGTGGACAGCAATTGGACAAGATCATGAAAGACCAGCTTTTCGGCATCAAAACCGTCCAGACCATCGATTACATCGGCTACAGCCGCGAATACGGCTGCTACGTGTTCAACGAAGTGGCTGTCCGTGATGGCCAGATCGTGGGCGTGAACGAAGAGGAATTCTTCGAGATGGGCAAGCTCAAGCTCAAGAGCTTGCAGAAGGGCGTGAAAATGGCGCTGCAGCGGGATGACAAGCGCTATAGCCCGGAATGGCTGGACTTGCTGTGGACCTGCTTCGGCGCCCAGGGCATCGTCGCGCTCAATTTCTGGTTCGGCTCACTGTTTGCCGAGCAGATCCGCCACCGGTACCAGTCCTTCCCCTTCCTGGAGGCCACCGGCGAGGCCGGTGCCGGCAAGACCACCTTGCTCACCCTGCTGTGGAAGCTGTTCGGCCGCGAAGGCTACGAAGGTTTCGACCCTGCCAAGTCGACGAAAGCGGGCCGCAGCCGCTTGATGGGCCAGGTATCCGGCATGCCGGTGGTGCTGCTTGAGTCCGACCGCAGCGGCGACGACAAGAGCCATGCCAAGACTTTCGAGTGGGACGAACTGAAAGACTACTTCGGCGGCGGCACGCTGGCGACCAAGGGCGTCAAGACCGCCGGCAACGAAACATATGAGCCGCCCTTCCGGGGCACCATCGCGATCAGCCAGAACGCCCCCGTTGTGGCTTCCGAAGCGATCATGACCCGTATCGTGAAGCTGCACTTCGTTCGCCCCCAGGTAACGGTTGAAAGCCGAGCCGCAGCCGATCGGCTGAATGGCTTGGACGGTGCACTGCTCAGTAACTTCCTGCTGCGTGCCGTGCGGAAAGAGGCCGAGGTCCTGGAGCTGTTCGCGGAACGCCTGCCGGTCTACGAGGCCAAGCTGCGTGCACTGCACTCGCACTGTTTTGCCTGCGGTACCCAGTTCCAAGGTGAAGAGAACCACTGTAACCACTGCGGCAACAAGCTCAGCGGCTACATCCGCGTCGAACGGATCATCTACAACCACGCGCAAATGCTTGCCTTGCTCGACTGCCTGCGCCTGGTGCTGCCCCTCAGCGACGACCAGATCAGCCACACCCGCGCTCAGCTTGTCCGCATGGCGATCGAGCGCCAGGCTTCGATCAGCTCTGATCACCCTGTCGTGGCTGAGTTCTGGGAAGTGTACGAATACCTGCAGGGCCTGGACGCTGACGGCCCTGTGGTCAACCACAGCAAGAAAGACCACCTCATCGCCATCAACCTCAACGACTTCGTCAAGTGCGCGGTCGAGCACCGGCAAAAGCTGGCCGACATCAACGAGCTGCGCGACCGGCTCAAAGATTCCCGCTCCCACAAGC